CATACATAACTTGTGCCTGCTGATTTTGCAATTTGGTCAAACGTTTTAGGAGATTTTGAAACTAAATTTTTACCTTTTGAAAATATAACACTAAGTAATGCAGAACCTGCACCAAACGCTTTAGTAATACCTTGAGACGGTAATACTCCAGCTGCTAATTCTGTTATTTTTGCTCTAGACCAATCTCCTTCAGTTAATTTTTCACCTTCAGACCAAAGTAAAGCAGCTTGAATGTCAGGATTTTCTTCTATTGTTTTTTTCCAATTTTTTGCAGTCGATTCTCTTACATCTCTTTCCCATTGGTCTATAGATTCACCTATATTATTAAGTCCTGCAAAATCTTTAAATAACTTATTTTTATATACATCAAACTTTATTTTTTCATCTTCTGTTAACTCAGGGCTTAAATTACCTATAATTCCTGCACCTTTATTTCTTTCATCTATAATTTCATTATATGCTATTTGACTAAATACTTTATCTCTATTTTCATCACTCATTAAATTAACAACATGAAAAACATCAAGAAGACCACCCTTTTCAGTCATTCCAGGAGCATTCATTATGTCAAATAATCTAGGGTCTTTATCTCCTGATAAGTATGCTTTTCTATAATCAAAATTAGGGTCAAATTTTTCTCCTAATATGATATTACCTAATTCTCTTAAATCTTCAGGAGGTTTTCCTGCCATTAATCCAGCTTGTAATTTTGCTGTTTCTTTTACTGCCCCAAATATAAGATTAACACCACCTACCCCAACTTCATCTATTAATTTAAATAATTGAGGTATAGATTTTCTTAAATTCTTTGTGGATTTGTTCCAGCTTGCATTTGCAGATTGGCTCCATGTAGGGTCATTAAGCCTTTCTATTTCTTCAGGCATTAATTTTTGGATTCTTTGATAAACATCTTCATCACTCAAATGGTTCATCATAGGATTAAAATGTCTAAATTTATGTACTAAATCAGCTTTACTAACAATATCACTTTTTTTACCAGTAGCATGTTCTACTAATGTTTTATATTCATCTCTTTTCTTTATATTTGCTATATTTTTGTCAATTTCTGCACCATAATTAGCAATAACTTCAGGGTCTTGACTTCCTGTATACCTTACAGCAAATTGTTCCCCAAATGTCATATTATTGGTAGTTTTATTTGGAGACTGACCTTCGCTTTGTAAATTGGTTAAATGGAAATTTATTATATCTTTAGTAGCATCAGTACCTTTTTGAGGGTCATCAAAATAAGCGGTAAACATTCCAGTAGGTTGTCCATTATCATCTAATAATTCATCACCTTGTGTTGCGCCATATTTTTCATTTAAGTAATCTGTGTATAATACAGCACCATCATTATTATGCCTATCACTTCTATCACCTGATTCAAATTTAGCAACAGCATCATAAACAGCATCAGTTACATTAGATTTTTCATCTAAAGTATCTAACGTTGCATATATTTCTTTTAATCTATCCGCTTCTTCTTGTAGTTGTAAATACTCTTCTGGTTCTAGAATTTCTTTACCATAAAAAAAATTACCCATTTACTTACTTTCTTTTTTATTCGTTAGGATTGATATATAACCACTCACCACCTAAACCGACTTCATTTATATAATCATCATTAATTAATAAATTTTCTAAAAATTGATTATTCATACTATTAGATTTTTTAGCCAAAATATCCCATACTTCTAACATTTTTACTAAATACCTAGCGTTACCCACATTTGCATCTTCAACTTTATCACCGCCAATCCAATTATTATTTACAATATCGTAATTTCCCCAATCAAAATCTGATTCTATTAAATCAACTCTATGTTGTGGATTCCAATAAGCAGAAGGGTCTCCTGGCCTACTTTTTCTTACACCTTCAAATTTTACTGCTTCAGGACTATTAGCATCTACAATATTATTATCTACATCATAAGCAATAACTCTTAATTGACCATCAATTACATATTGACTCATAACTTCACTATCATTTATATCGGTTATTTCTTCTTTTATATAAGGAACTCCAGTATTAACATAATATGCATTACCACCTTCATCTGGAGCTAAATCAAAATTATATCCTGCATGACTAACATTTATATTATGATTATCAGTTTGTACAGCAAAAGGCCAATCTTCTATCATTGTTGTTGTACCAGTTGGGTCCATTCCTGCAAGACTTATTCCTCCAAATTGATTAGTTTTGTAATTTCCTGAATTTAATTCATCTGCTGTAGGCATAGTCATTTTGTAAAAATTATAAACAAGTTCTCTTTTTTTGTTTATATCCATACCTTTCCAATTTCTTCTAGCATCTGACGCTCCAAAACTACTTCCTGTCCAATCTTTTTTAATATTTTGGTCTACAGTTATATCGTAACCTAATTCATCCCAATCAGCTCCAAATAATCTAAAAATGTGAGCATTTGTATCATAAGACTTTTCGCCAAATATCCAAGGATTTAAATCTTTATCTAAACCTTGTAAAATCATTGCTCCAATTTTTTCAACTAAATCAATTTCAGATTTTAAAATTTCATCAGGAGAATCAGAAAACTTTTTTGCTTGTTTTGTTTGAGTGTAAAATGAGCGAGTTCCTGCATTCATTGCTGTTTGTATTCCTACAGAATCAGAATAATCTATTTCAAGTTTAACTAATTCTTCAAATGCACCTACCATAGATAATTCAAAAGAGTCATTTTCTTTTGCTTTCTTATCTTCTATCTGTTTGTTAATTTCTTCAATTCTATCTTCAATAGTTTCTGCTTTTGCAATATTAGCTTCTCTTTCTGCTTTGCTTGGATGCACCACTCCATCCATATCAGTATAACCATGTCTATCTTTTAATTGAGCCCATGCACCATCTGCAGCAAGTAAAGTGCTAGTATTAGGAGCATTATTTAATATAGCCAATCTTAAATATTCTTTTTCTCCATATACTTCTTTTTGTTGAGCAAATTCAAGTTCTTTGCCTGGTATAGCTTCATATACACCTGGAGAAACTTCTGTTCCTACATCTTCTGTAGGCATAAAGAAATCAGGTCTTTGAGCAGGCATTTCACCTGTTAATGACCAATCTGTATCAGCATATCCTGAATAGCCAAATATCTCAGGGTTATCTTGTATATATTCTTCATAATCAGTTATATCTCTAACATTATCTAATATATCTAAACCTAAAGTTGTGTCCATAGATTCAGCATCTTGTATTGCTTTATTAACTTCATTTAATCTTGTATCTAAAAGGTTAATAATATCGTTTTGATGCTTAATACCTTCTTTAATACCATGTCTATGGTTATTAATATCTGTTCCTGTTTTAAAAGCAAACTGCAAATCATTATTTATACTCATACCAAAACTATCTAATACTTTATTTATTTCACTTCCTGCTGCATATTTACCATCTAAATCAGTATCTATTTTAAATATTTGGTCTTTTAATATATTATGATTGCTAGCATCTTTTAATAAATTTTCTATTTTTTTATTATTAGCAACAAACATACCTTCATTAACTGCATCTTCATTTTTAATGTTTTGTAATTGTATTTTGTTATGCTGTTTTTTGTCTTCTAACGCCATTGCGACTTGTTCTTTATGAATCATATCAGCTTTAGCAACATCTACTGCTGCTAATGTTTCAAACACTTTAGCGCCTGTATTTGCCATACCTAATGCAAATTCAGCCCAATCAAAATCACCATTAGCCATCTGTATTGTCTCCTTCTCCTACATTATGGTATGCTGCTTGCATAACTGACTGCATTTGTTCTGCAAATTTCTTAGGTCCAGTAGAACTTAACATCCATTGTTTCATTTGTTTAATACCTGGTGTTTCTTGACCTTCTTCCCACAAACCAGCACTTCTCATAGCTCCTGTTCTATCTACAGAAGCAATTTTTGCTAACGCTATAGGATATTCTCCCATACCTGTATGAGCCATTTGAAGCCCTTCAACTGCATTCCAAACATTATCAAAAGCACTTCCACCTTCTACTCTAGTTCCTGCTAATTCTGCCATACCAGCATAATAGTCTCTTTGTGCATCTTCATATAAACCTAATGCTTGGTCTAAAGTTTCTTCACTTTTTATTTTCTCATCTGCAAAAGTTTTTCTTGCTTTTGCAACCGCTTGAGCAGGAGATTCCATTTCACTTATAGATTCATCTCTAAAACCTGCTTCTACTGATTCTGCAGGTGCTGAATAAGCCATTCCACTTTTTGCTTGTACTGCTCTTACTGCTTCATAATCTTCAGGTTTACCAACCATAGCATCAGACCTAGAAATTCTTGCTTGCAATTCTGCCTCATCTAAACTTTCTTTAGCCTTGTCAAAAACTTCATGACCTTCTTCCCAAGTTAGCCTATCTACTAAATCTTCATAATCTTCTCTTGCTGTATCTAAAGCTCCTGTTAATTGAGATGTTTGTATATCAAATGTTTCTCCTGCAGGAGATGCAACTATACCTGTTATATCATCACCTGATGTAGGGTCTTGATAAGTTATTTCTTTAAAATCTGTACCAGGTGCTGCAGTCGAACTTACTTGATAACCACCTGCACCTCCCCATTGAGGGCCACCCATTGATGATAAAGGCCCTAAAATAGCCTCTTTTAAATAAGGGTCATAATACTTATCTCTAAACATACTTTCACTCCAATAAGCATCATTTCTTGGATTAGTAACCTGCTGTAAAGTATAACCTTCTCCTATAGATTTTCCAGGCTGACTTATCCAACCACCTCCATGTAATTGACCCATACCTTTTTTACCTTCAAGGCCTGAAATCCAACCTTCTTTACCCCAACTAGGTGAAGTTATACCTCTGTGTTTTTTTTGCATTTCCATACCCTTACCACCAAGCATTTCAGAAATGTCATCACCACCACTTTCTCCGTAATCTTTTCCTGCACTTGTTGTTGTTAATCCAGTGTAAGTATTACTTGGTTCTGGATAATCAAAATCCATATCAATTGTTGGCATAATTAATCTCTCTTCCTATTAAAATAATTCATATAAATCGTGTAATGCTGCTGCTCCTATAACAGCCCATCCTGCTGGACCTGCAGCAACTAACCATGGACTTGCCATAGCAACTGCTCCTTTTGCTATTTCAGGTATATCTTCGTGTTGATAACCATCAGACAATGCTTTGCCTGCTCTATATGCTCCTGCTAATTGACCTGCAACTTGCATACCTTTACCAACACCTTGTGCAATTTTTTGTCCTTTACTAATATTTTTAATTGCTTCTGCTGTATTAGGAGCTCCTGCTCTTAAAGTAGATTCAGTTGTTGCTTCTTTTAAAATTTGTGCTGAAAGACCTTGATTCTCATTATAAAGCATAGAAGAAGGTATTCCATCTATATAAGTTTCTCCATGAAGATTAGCATACATAGGCCCTGCATCAATATTAGCCATATCTTCTGCAAACGTTAATTTTTCATTTAAATCATACAAAGTATTTGTAGGTAATTCATATTCTCCTGGTATAGGCATATTCATACCTTCTGTAGGATTAGGAACTTGTAATTGCCCACCACTTTTACTTAAAGAAACATTAACTTTTTCAGGATTTGATTGACTAAAAACTTTTTGTAAATCATTAGATTCAAAAGGCATAAAATTAGAAGGGTCTCTTAAAGTAGTGTCTGCTGCAGGTTTTATATCACTATATACTTTTCCAAATAAATCAGGATTAAAATCTTTTTTAGTTATTTTTGCAATATCTTTATCACTAAAATTTGCAGCCTTTAAATCATTTACTAATGTGTTGTAAATATCTTCTCTAAAATTTGGTTTTGTATTTTCATATATTTTAGGATTAACTTGAACTCTTTCAAATTTATCTGCAGTAACTCCTTTTAAATATTTTCTAATAGGACCTTTTGCTTCATTGTAATTAGGATTTCTTATAAAAGTATTAACTAACTCAGTACCAGTTTCTGTTGGTACTTCAGTTTGCATAGATAACATTCCAGACTTTTTTAAAGCAGCCTCATTTAATTTATCTAATCCTTGAGTTATTTTTGCTGTAGTATCAACAGCAGAAGTTGCACCACCAACTATTTTTTTTGCTGTATTATCTGGTGGTGGAGTTGTGTCGCTCCTTTTACCTGCTCTTGCTCTTGAAATTACTGCCATGTAAAAATCCTTTTTATGTATATTTCTTCGTTAATAATATAATCAATTAATTTATTCATTTACAATGTATATTTCCACACACTTGTTGCTGTTACATACTTAGGTGCACCACCTGCAGGGTCAAAAGATATTCTTAACCTATCTCCAGCACTAAATGAATTGTTGCTTGTCCAAGTAAATGTTTGTGTTGTTTCATGGCCAATAGATTCTTCTTCAAATGTTTGAGTAGTACCATTTACCCTTAATGCAATTCTTGTATTTCCTGGAGGTGTAGCTAAAGCTCCAGGAGCGGCTTGAATAACAAGTTTTTCTAAAGTTCCGTCATAAGGAGCTATAAACAAAGTATCATCATTTAAACTATCTGCAGTTGAATTACTTTCTGCTTGAGAACCACCAAATGGAATATAGTCTTGATTAGAATCTGCAGTATACCATTGATGTATTTTAATGTCTCTAAAAAAATCCTCATTAAAAGCACTAAGTTTTATTTCGTCAAATTGTTTTCTTTTTAAGTCTTTAGTACTGTCACCTTGTAAGTCAAGATATATAATTTCATCATTACCTCCAACTATATCAGCAGTACCATCAGGTAACTCAGCAAAATCTACAGTTATATTAGGAGTTGTTGTGTTATTAGCTACATCAAGACCTGTTCCTACATTTACTGCAGTAACAGTCCCTGCATTTGCAGTAGCGTTATCTGCTATACCATCTAACTTACTTCCATCTGTTGCTAAATCTCTACCATCTACTGTAGAATCAACAGTTAATGCTCCTGTTATATGAGTAGTACCTGTTACTTTTAATTTATATCCACCTGCACTTGTACTACCTATTGCTACATTATTAGAAGAATTATTAAAATATGTGTCATTACTACTTTCTGATGTAATTCTTACATTAACACCATTAGTTGTCCCATCATATAATTGTAAATTTGTATTACTATCATTGCTTGTTAATCTCATTACAGGCTGGTATGTATTACCATCACCTGTATCTTCACTACCTCTTGCCCATTCATGTTGACATCCCCACCTATTAGTGTAATAACTAATTTTACTTGTCCCTGCATCATCAATAAGAAAATTAAAACCATTATCACTTGTTGAGCCTAATCTTAAAACATTCTGCCAATCAGTACCTGATGGAACATAAGCACCACTTCCTGAATGACCTGCTTCTGTTGCAGTTATTTGTAGGTGTCCTGTCATATCTCCACCTGCTAATGGGAGTTTAGTAGTATCATCAACAACTAAATCTATTGTACCATCTCCATCTTCATATGTTGCAGTTATACCTGTTTCTGTATTACTACTAAACATAGCACCTACTTTATCTTGTATTTGCTCATCAGTAAGTGTAGCTGTTATATATCCATAACTTTCAATATATGTTTTTATTGCTTTAGCAGTTAAAAAAGTAGTATCATTATTTGCAAAACCAGGACTAGTCATTTGTCCATGTGTTTGATATGCTGCAGTTGCTATTTTATCAAAAGCTATTGTTGTGTCTGCTATATGCAGATTGTCAATACTACCATGCACATAATGTTCACTATTAACAGAATCATCTGCTATATTATCTCCGTCTATTGCATCATTACCTATATAAGCATGTGCTATTGGAGTTCCTTGCCATGTACCTGATGTAATTGTCCCTACGCTTGTAAGTGAAGAAGCTGTAACTCCGCTACCTAATGTGTTATTACTTAACACTGATGTCCCTGCAATCTTTAATTCATGGCCGCTTGTAATATTAATATCAACATCTGCAGTCATTGTGCTTGAAGTTAATTTAAACTTTTCAGAAGCTGCTACATCCATTGTAAAAGCATTATCAGTATGATTATATTCTAATCTACCTGCTTTATAATTTCCATCATCACCAAATGCTAATACTCCTGTATTGTCTGCATCGCCTGTTATGGCTATTTCAGGTGCAGAAGTGTGAAATACATTTAAATGTGTTTGTGGACTTGTAGTGCCTATACCTACATTATCGCCATTACTACCATTAAGTATTAAATCGCCATCTGCTTGTAATTGTATTTCAGCACCACCTGTGCCTACATAAGTAATTTCAAACATTTCGTTATCATCATTACCTTGAAAATTCATATTGACAATATCGTGTGCATTTTGAAATCTTAAACCTTCTGTTGAACCACCTGCGCTATAAATATGTAATGGTGTTAAAGGACTTGTTGTACCTATTCCAACATTACCACTACCATCTATTACCATTCTTGTAGTATCTTGGGTAATAAATTGTAAAGGTTTATTTTCTACTGAGCCTATACACAAACTATCACCTAATCCACCACCTGTATTATCTGATGTTCTAATTATATGAACTACATTGTTACTTTCGTCCCAAAATTGTATTTTATGGTCATCATCATCTGTTGTATCAACAAATATTAATTGAGGACCACCTGCTGATATTTTAACTAAACCTGAAAATGTTTTATTACCTGCTATTGTTTCATCACCTGTTAAAGATACTTTAGTTGCTATACTATTAGTAACTGTAGTAGAAAAACTTGCATCATCATTAAGTGCAGCAGCAAGTTCGTTAAGTGTATCTAAAGCGCCTGGTGCAGAATCTACTAGTCCTGATATTTCTGAATCTACATATGCTTTAACTGATTGTTGTGAAGGCATAAGTGTAGCGCTATTAGAAGACATATTATCTTCATCTACTATTAAATCATTATTAAATGATGATAAGCCTATTTCATTAAATTGTTTTCTTTTTTGTGTTTTTATACCAGTATCAACAGCTTTATCAAGATATATAAGTTCATCATGAGCTGCATTTATAGCGTCAGTACCATCGGCAAGTTCTGACAAATCTAAACTATATGTAACTGTGCCTGCACTTTCAGTATGGTCAAGTCCATCACTTGATTGAAAAGTAAATGTACCACTTGTTGTTATTGCAGTACTACTTGAACCATCTGACACTGAAACTGATGTAACTGTACCTGAATTAGTAGTCCACCCAGAATCATTATTAAATGCACTTAATTTTATTTCACTTATTTGTTTTCTTTTATGTTCTTTTTCACCAGAATCTTTATATTCTAAAATAAACAATTCATCTTGAGCTACAATATCTGCTGTTAAGTCTGTCAAGCCAGCAAAATTTATATTATTTACATGAATAGGATTATCAGGAGAAACGTTAGTTGTACCTCCTTGATGAATAACCCAATTAGGAAAAGAAAGAATAGAAGAACCTCTATTTATTTTTAAATTACCACCATGTATACTTATTTCACCAGATTTTTTAGGTAATTTATTTAATGGAATTGTTACAGGCTCATAACCTTCTTCATCTACAGGTCTTGTTCTACTTAATCTAGATTGATACCATTTATTATTTATTTTAACAAATAAAAATACACCTCTTCCAGGTACTGTTCTTATTGTTATGTCACCATCATTGCCTTCATTTAATGTAGGATAGCCTACAGCATGGGTAATGCTTTTTTGTTTACCGTATAATAATTTGTTTAACTTTTTGTTCATTATAAGTTACTTTCAGTAATATCTCTTATTTTTCGATACAAAATTGTTATATCATTAATAGCAACTGTTCCCTTTGTTCTTCCTTTAATTTGTAATTGAAAATTAGTAACATTTTTTATAGGAATTGTAAACATTTTTTTAAAACTTCTAGTTCCATAACTAGTGCTTAAACTATTTATTTCTCCTGCAAAACTCCAAGCTCCATTTTCCATTGTTCTATAATAAATTTTTAAATTATAAGTATCATTTAATGCACTATCTGTTAAATTAATAATATATCCTAACACACTTTTTTTAGCAGAATAACTATCAAAATTTTGTAATTTTGTTATTAATTTTAAATTGTTAGTAATAACAGGAGTACTACTCCATTTTCTAAAATGAAATGTTGCCATTATGTAGGTATACCTCCATCTGCATCTTCTTCACCATAAGCGCCTAAATACATAGCACCAACTGACCCTTCTGTTCCTTGATTTATAAAATTTGTTAAAACTTTATTATTGCCTGCAAAAAAACTACGGCTTCCTTTTGTCCAAGAATTAGTTACAAAATTATATATATAACAAGAGCCATTTTCAGGAGCTGTACCATGTTCAGCTTTTTTTATAATAAATACTTCTTTTGTTGGTGGATTATATCTACAAAAAGAATCACTTGATACAAATTTAGACCAAGTATCTACATTTATTCTTTGAGATAAATTATCACCATCATCTTTAATAAATAAATCTAAAATTGTTTCTCCATCAAATAAATAAGCTGAATTTTTATTAAACCAAAATATAGAATCTTCTACTTCACAAAAAGCATATCTATTTAAAATGCCTTTATATTTATTTCTAGATTCTACAAAAAAGTCTCTAGCTATACCAGTAGATATATTAACAATATAACATATATTCTTTTTAAATTGAATTAGCCTATCTCCCATAGTTGCTAATGCTATTATTTCGTCACCATCTGATATATCTAAATCTAAAACATTAGAAGGATATGGAAAAGTATCTAAATCATTTACAGGACTCATTACCATTCTATCATTGTATATTCTTTTTTTAGAACCTTCAGTTACTTCAATATTTCCAATAAACGTTCTTCTACCTGCAACACAAGCTGCTTTATATCTTATTTGAGATGTAGTAGTAACTGTGTTTACAGAATATGCATTAAAATCTTCAAATGTTAAAGTTTTAGGTGCAGATTTATATTCTATATAATCATTAGTTCCATCATAAAGTCTTAAACCAGGTGTAGTAGTGCCTGTATAATATTGCCATTCATGAGTATTTTGATTTCCTGTAGTAGAATCTACAGTTGTAATCTCAGCTGCTTTTTTAAAACCATTATGAAAATCAATTATACCTAAATCCCATAAAGTTTCATGTTCTTCTTTTTCATCAGAATAATATAAATGAACCCCTTGTATTCTCCTGTCTGGAAAACAATAATTTCCAGTTGAATCTTGAGGTCTAAGATATGCTTTAATTCTTAAAGTATCTGCATCTCCTACTGCTCCCATATTTAATAAATTAGTTCCACTACCTAAATCAAATATATGACCAGGCATACTTTCGCTATTATCATCATATATAACTGTAGCATAAACTTTTATAACAGATTCATCCCAATCAATACCGTCACTAGAAGCGTGTTTTGTTATAAAAAGTTTTAATTTTGCATATCCTGCTCCTGCCCAATCATCATTATCTATATCTTCATAAGCATTTTTAATTACACCATATTCGACTGTATTAGGATAATTAGAATCTCCTTCAGTATATTTCCAAAATTTATCATTATCTTGACAAACAAATCCTACAGGAATATTAATATTCCAAGCCCATTGAGCAACTCCATCACTATTAAAAAAATGTTTTGTATTATCAACAAATCCAACATATTTATTTTTATTAGGTAATTTAAAATTACCATCTATTATTCTTAATCTACTACCTTCTTCATAAAAAAATGGGTCTGATTTGTATTTTGAATTTGTTCCATAAACCCAATTAAAATCTCTTCCTTTAGCATTAGAAATTGTACGAAATTTATTACTCCAAGTACCTGCATTAAAACTAAATGCATCTAAATATAATCTTTTTATTGTCCCTGCACCATCAATAACCTGTCCAGTTACATTAGGAGATTCTGTTATTAAAGATAATTGTTCATCAGCTGTTTCATAATCAAATACATTTTCATCATAATCTATCCATGCACTAACTGTAAATCCAGCATTTGTTCCAACAGCATCTGCAGTAAGTCTTAGTGTTTTGCCTGAATCTCTTTGTTCTGTACTTAAAAAACTACTACAGTTTGCATTAACCAGTGTTTCCATAGTGTCTATCATACTTTCTACAGTACCAGATATGTTAAAATGAATATCAAACGAAGTTCCGTCAGAATTTTTTATTATATTACAATAAAATACACCACCTGTAGATTCTCCATCTAAATTTATATCCCAAACTTCTGCTTCATTTGAAGTAAAACCACCTGTAGTTTTTTCTCCAACTAATCTCATCATTCCATTATCACCTGCTATATTAACATAATCATCTGAAAGTTCAGTTAATATATTATTTGCCATATTATAAGGTGTGCTTACAAGAGCATCTGCTCCCCCTCCTGATATAGAACTAGATTCGGTAAATTGAGGTCTAATAGTTAAATCATTATTACCTGCTGCTTGTGATGTTGAATAAATTTTAATAGTAGGACCATCAGGTTCTTCTCCTGAGCCAAAAGGTTCAGTTCCAATAAGTTCTGCAT